GTGGACTCTCAGTGTGGGTGGTTGCCCACCCAAGTGCGAACGACAGTTCGCGTTTGGCCGAACCCGAAAGTCCCACAACGAACCCCTCGTCACGGTAGCGATTCCTCGTCCACCAGCATTTCTGCTGGTAGACGGTCTCTAACCTCTTGACGAGCGCCGTTCTTGGGGCTTTCGGGTCAATTCCACGCAGCCCCCTCCAGGCCACCCCCCGCTTCGCGAGCCGCTCATAATGGCGGCTCACGTTGCGGGCGATGGACCTGGGGGCGACCCGGAAGCTCGAGGCGTCGGGGGCCCTGCCCAGCAAGAGGGTCAACTCGTTCGCCAGCATAGTAACGATCTCCTCCGTGACACGAATGTCACCGAGGTTCGTCGCTAGGCCGTTGAACGGGACCTTCCCTCGCTTACAGAGCACCCCTCGACGCCCGAACTTCCAGTCGGCTGACTCCCGAGCCATCCTCCGCCAGGAGGGGTTGCGGACAACTGCCCACGGCGCATTAGGGGGACGAACCCCGACCTGCGACGCGTAGAGCAAAGCCGCGACACCCTTCCGGAACGGAGGCGGGAGCCGGCCGACCCGGTCGGGCCTTCCCCTCAGGGGAGGCAACCCGAAACCACCGAGTTCCCGACACAGCGTAGTCGCAAAGCCGTGTTCACGTGACCACCTCCACGAGGCAGGCCACAACACGCGCAAAACGCGACGGACCGCTAGCGGGTTCCCGGTGCTCCGGGCCGCTTCCTCCGAGGCCGGGCCGAGGGCCACCCACCACGGCACAAGCTCACGGTCGCCGGGCAGTCGCTTGGGTCTGACCAAGCCCCGAAGCGGGACTGAAGGCACCCGGGTCACCCCGGTAGCCACAGTTCCCACCTCGGCGCGAGGCTGGAACACCAAGCGGAGCCAACGCTTGCGACCGCGCTTGTGCGGTAGAGTAACCAGTCGGGGAACCTCCCTCTCCCATCGGGTAAGCTTGACACGGGTTTGGTGCTTCAGCCGAAGCCGATACACCTCTTCCGTGAAGACTAGATACCGAGAGGAGCGGAAGTG